ATCCTATCCCGCGGTACCCTGAATCTCGCGCAATAGTTTTGTTGTCTTAAACTCATTCACTCGATCAGGGTTCTTAACGTTAAAGGGAAAACTCGCGATGTTGAGAACAGATCGGATCATGTCTGCCCCTCCAGCGCGCTTGAATATTTCAGCCGGATCCATTCCCGACTGAAGCACTCTGTCCCCATGGTAAAGAAAAGTTACGAACTTATGAAATCGGGGATCCCATGCACAGTTCTCGACCTGCATAATCCATCTCGCAGTGTCCATATACTTGTTCCATCCCGTCCGAAACCGTTCATAGCCGGTTAGGCCTGACAACGTTCTGTAGGGAGAATGCACTCCTACATTCAACCCTTCACGAACGTAATCAAGAGAATGCCAGCGTTGTAAGTAATGGCACGATCTACTGGAAATGAATTGCTTATCCGGATTACACTCCAAGCCTAGTTCGCCCATAACAGACTCGACATCCCTTGGATCAATTTCATCCTTAAATAGGTACACGGCATCATCTCCTAATACCATGTAATCCAAGATTGTGGTGTCGTGTCGGGATGCACAGTAGTACCCTGCTATCAGATTAGCTAGTGTGTCACGCAAATTAGTCATGACACTACCACTGGGCATACCACCGTTTCTGCCTGACAGTACTGAGTAAGGGACAACAATTGGAACAGTAGCACATAACTCACCTAACAGGCGTATAACGGCTGAGGCCGACTCTACAAACCAGGAAGATAATACTTGATCTACCAAATCAAGCAACTCCCTGGGTAATGATGAGTCGAAAGAAGAGTAGTCCATCGACAATATCCGGCGTCCTTGTGCCCTACTCAATAGACGAGTAGCCTCCTCATCCACGAATGGAGCACCTAGCCAGGCGGAGAACCCGTTTAGTCTGCGAAGCGCATCAAGCGTGGGATACAAGATCGTTGCACCCTTTATGGTTTCAGCATGATCCATTCCCCAGACCACACGTTGCTTTGGGATCTCTGATAGACCCTTGGGCTGCCCCCGCCAATACCAGACACAGGGATAGAAGTCGTCTACACTACTTGCATTTACGGCCCTCTCGAAATAAAGGTCCGCATAGGCACGATCCCTAGTAAGCCAGGGAAGGCCTAGGGATGTGTCTTTGGGCATTAGAGAATAAGCGGTATCGTAAGACGCAGGTCGCAATGACCCACTATTGATTAATGAGCTCACGAATTCAAATGCCTCACGGAGGCACTCTTCATCCGGATGCCAAGTTTGTTTCCAATACTTCTCTAAGTCGGGAAGTCGCTCCTTCGCAGGAAGCATAATTGAAAACGGCCCAACCTTGTCACGCTCGTGCTCATCAATCTGGGTTAGTTCTTCGAATCTTGTGAAACCGATCGTCTCTTCGCAGAGCTTGATGATCTCTTCCCTCGGCGCTGCTTGATATAGCGGCGTCCTAAGATCATCAGGAAAACCGGCATCACAGCGGTCAAGATATCTCTCAAGACGGTCAGTACCTTCAACAGGGAGAAGGTGCTCGAGCTGTCGGATTGATTCACCATGCATTTCCCCCATCTCTTTATCCTTGTGTGGATTTACCACGCTCACTAGTGACTTTATCCAACTTCCTGTCACTAGGAGTACTTGAGCGTGTAGTCCGACCTTTCTGTACCTTCGTACCTTTGCGCAACTTTCTACGTTTGCGCGGTACACCTACTGTAGCCATTAGCGTCCCAGGAGCGCCACCGCTACCCATAGCGCTAGGAGCAACAGGAGCAACAGTGCCACTACTATCATCGATTAACTCCCTCCCCACTTCACGACCTGCACCTGCAGCGACGCCACCAGCAAGCTGGGACATCCAGTCCTGAAGTGATGTTATCTGGAATTTAGCATTCTCAAGATCCGCCTTCATCTTCTCGACCTCAGGATTAGGCGGTTGATTCTCAGGGGTCGCCTCCGTTGAATCAGGTTCGATAGGAGTTATAGGCTCCTCTACGGGTAACGCATTTGCAGGTGGAACCGGTGGTACATTAACAATGACGTCAGGCGACTCCTTGTCCATCGCTTTCGCCACATCACCAATCGCTCCACGCATCAAGTGAGCACCATAACCGGCCATGCCCCATTTCAATGCTGAACCCAAACCTCGAGTAGCTAGAACACCCACTCCGCCAGGTGCGGCAGCAGGCGCCATAGCTGCGGCTTGGCCAGCTAGTAACGAGACGTCGGACGTAAGCTGACCCGCTTTTGTCGTGTCAGCCTTCGCCAAACCACCCTTGATTTGAGTCTCAATCCAATCATTAGCACGTGGGCCAACAACAGGTACTTTTGCAAGGGCCGCATATACTGGGGAGGAATGATAAGTTCCCATTGCGATCTCCCCGGCTGGCGATTCCTCCAAAGGCACAGGCTTGCCAGTTGTAATGGACTTGAATGATGAACCAATAAGTCGAGTGAGGGGATTGTCCACCACACGATGAAGATAAGCTCCGACCTCATCCTTGATGGGGGCCAAAACGTCAGGACCACCTGAAGTCGCTTCGACCACCCTTTGTGCCGGAGTCCATGTAGAAGCCCGGCCCATGGTTTCCTTCTTGAGCCGCTGAAACCACTCAAGATAACTAGGGGCATACTCCTTGATGTAACCTTCAGCTGCATTGGCATACCGCTCCAAGTCGTGAGTGACCTCCGCGAGATCACCCCTTTGCACTCCCTCCACTGTGCGTCCTGCAACGTGTTGAGCGGTTGTGATTTGCATCTCTCTTTCCGCACGTTGCTTTGCTGCTGCGTCCATTGAGGCGGCACTACGTACATACGGCATACCACCCTCCTTTGGACCAATGATGGTCAGTCATTTAAGACCTCCTTCCTCCTTTTGGAGGAACATTATTGCCTGGTAATAC